TGAACGATTTGCTCGGAATCTTCTTTTCTATCTGATTTTTTGTAATCTTTTTTAGCCCATAAAGTGTAAAGAGTTGCATAAGTTTTAGTGGTGCCACCAAAATCATTCTTGACACTTGTAAAGTTTTTAACTTCAATTCTCCTATCTAACTGTCCGATGCTTAACATACCTGAACTTTAAATTGATTTAACAAATATTGACTTGACAAAGGAAGTTCAGTTGCAGTTCTGCCTGTTATAACAGATTGTCTATTTTCATATAGATTTCCTATTGTTAAAAGGATTGCACTTTTAATAGCTTGTGGAACATCTGCAGCCGCACCATATCCTACTGAATACTTAACAATAACAGCGTTCATTCTATCAGCAATTTCTGGATAAGCTTTTTGAACCTCCAATCCAATCCTTGCTGGCTCTGAAACATTGTCAACTATATAATTAGTAGAATCCCAAGTTTGCAAACTATTATTTGAGTCATAATATTTAATATGAGTTATTGAAATTACTGGAGATTTATATAGTTGTTTCACTCCAGCGAAGGTGTCCGAATATTGTTCAACAACTGTTGTTGTAAAATATCTATTAGTATATTCTTGGCAAGATTCTGTTGCAGCTGAAATCAAATTGGTTATCAATGCATCATCAGCACTTGAATCAATTTTCAAATGAAGTTTGACTTCCGAAAGAGTCAAGACCGCATCTCCAGCCGTTATAACTTTTAAACTTCTTTTCATATTAAATAAATAAAAAAAGAGCTGGCTGAAAACAACCAGCCCTTTTTAATTAATAAACCAAATTATTATGCTTCCAATGATTTTTGGAAAGTTGAAGCTTGAACAGCAGCCGCATCAACTAAACTTGTTATTACCATTCTTGGAACTCCAGTTGCTGAGTTAGTGAATGGATCAAATAGTATATCTAAACCTCCAAACTGTGCAACATGCACCTTAGAGAAATCTCCAAATAAAACAGCATCTTTAGCAGCTGTACCACCAGAGTTCAAATTAGATGTTATGAATGAGAAATATCCATTTAATCTTTTATCTGCATTGTCATAAATAGCAGAAACATTTGAAACTTGCGCTAAGGATTTAACTTCAGCGTAAGCAGCTGGATTTAAGATATAAGCAATTCTTGCTCCCTCCAAAGCAACATTTGCAGCCAATAAATCTGTTTCCATTTTTTGGATAACAGCTACATCTATTGCTGAAGTCCCAGCCGAAGTTGCATCTTTAAATAAAGAAGTTGGAGCGTTTGTTACATCATCATTCGCTAAGAAAGCTGATTCCATTGTTGCAGCAATATTAGCAGCCATGTTTCTTTGTAGAGCCGCTTCCAAACCTGTGCTTTGAACCATTGACTCTTGACTCATGTTAACAATAGAGATTAACTTCTTTGGAGATAATGTTACAGCTGAAGTCGTTCCATTTGTTGAAACTGTACCAGACGAACCATCCTCAGAAACGAAAGTTGAAGTTATTCCAGAAAATACTGGAAACTTCATGTTGTTTATACCTCCATAAAAATTAGCTCCCGCAGAAGTTAAAACTAAGTTTGCTTCTAACTGGTCAGTGAAACTCATTGTTTGTGAAGAGTTTACATCCGCAGTATCAACATTAGCTCTAGTTAAAATACTAGATGGGATTCCAACTCCTTTAACAGTCCCACCAGTATAGCGACATTCATTGATTGCTTCCTCGTGAGCTTCCTTGATAACGCCTTCTAGTTTACCACTATAAGCGGCTCTTACAGCTGATTGAAAAGTAAATTTTTCAAGGTCTTTATCAACTTTCTTTGAAACAGCAACTCCAGAAACTTTTGCAGCGTTTCTTAGATTATTTTCTATTTTTTCAGCTCTTTCGATTTTAACATCAACATCATCAATCTTTGAAAGGATTGAATCCATCTCGTTGTTTTCTTCTGAAGTCAAATCTCTCTCTTCAGCTTTACAAGTTTCTTTTATAACTTCTAGCTTTGAAATATAATCTGACCTCAATTCTTTTAATTCAATACTTGATTTCATTTTATTATTTTTTATTATTACTATTTTTTTCGCTTTGCAATTTCAATTTTTAGTTTAGCCAGCGATCGCTTAACTAAATCGTTTTCTTCATCTTTTCTTTTTATTGATTCTTTATATTTTTGGAGTCCTCTTTGTGCAATTACCAAATCAGAACTTGCTTCATTATAGGCTGGATAAGTAACGCTAGAGATATCAAACAATCTATCAATTTTATTTATTGTTCTGATATCATTTCCATTCTCATCAGTAGTCCATGAATCTCCACCCTCTGCAATTGTAAAGGCAAAAGAAGATTGACTTATGTTTCCATTTTTAAGATTGACTCCCAAATCTCTTCCATAAGTTGTGTCTGGCAATTCATAAGAATATTTCAATCCAGTTTCATCAATTGAAAGATTAAGATTCCCCTCTCCAAACTTTGAACGCGCCAAGATAAGGTCAGGGTTGTGATTTATGAGAGCTCTAATGTCTGAATTTTTTATTGTTTCATCAGTTATTGCAGTTGGTGAAATATATTCAAAGAAGCCCCCAAGATTTTCACTTCTACTATTGAAAACACTTCCATAACCAACAACAACATCTTTATTGTTTTCAGTTGTTTCAACTCTAGTTTCTAAATTGTAAATTCTTTTTTCCATAATATCATTATATTTATTATCCCAAATGTTTCTAATAAGTTTTCTTTCCTCTTCCTCTTCTTCATAATGATGGTTGTTTTCAACTTCCTCTTCAACCATTTCCAATTCTTCCTCTTCAGGTTTGCCCATAACTTTCAAAGCCTCTTCATGATTTTCAAATGGCATATAAACTTCTTTGTCATCTAAAATATGAATGTGAAAAGAAGGATCCCCACCTAACTCTTCAGCCATTTTTTCTGCTTCTTCTTTTGAATCATATAAAGGAAGTTCAATTCCATCTGTTATCATTGAACCGACCTTTGCTCTTAAATTTTTATCTTCTTTCATTTTTTCTACTACTGGATGGTTAGATGGTAATAAATCTGTATCATGTTTTCCACTTCTGAATTTACCTTTTTTCAAAGCATAAAGAAAGCTGTTAACACGAGCAAGAGCCCACTGTTCTGGACTTTGAACACTTGGCCTCACTGAACTTGGATTTGTATTGTAAGCTCCCACGCCCCTATCGAAAACCTTTTCTAATGTTTTTAATGAAACTTTTGCATTCCAATCAATATTCATATCAGAAACCTCTTCATTATGATCTTTCATCTTTTTTTCCAAAGCCTTTTTTATTTTTGCCGAAACTCTTTCTTCTTTCTCTTCCTTTTCGATTTGGTTTCTTTTCTTTGTTGACCAGCTCATTCCAGCGTCATCGCCCCAAAGCATCCAAGCAATCTTTCCAGCTGAGGGGAAACCATCCTCTCCGAGTTCAAATCCCTCTGCTTGTTTGTCAACTTCATGTCTTTGAAAATAAGCGTACATTTTTTTAACTCTTGGAATCGTTAACTCATTAGCTATTATCATTCTAGCGGTTTTCACTCCCACTTCTGTTCCACCCCTTCCAAATTCTTTTCTAAGTTCCAATCCTCTTTTTGCCGCTTCAACCATTCCTTTTGTTGGCGTCAAATCAATATCTTCTAAATCTCTGTAATAATTTTCATTATCTTTTTCAGCCTCTTCTTTTGAGTCATATTTACAAGCGCCAGTTTCGCCCCACTTCCATTTTCCATTTTCACATTCTTTTGCTGGCATTATAAGTTTTCTATATCAGTTAAATTCAAAGGAATGTAATTGTTATCCCCACCCTCAACTCTGTTTAAATCTTCTTTTCTCCTAACTTCATTTATAGTCATGAATCCATTTGTTATTCCAGCTTTATAAAAATCAGTTCTGTCTTTTATGTTACCTCTTAATAATGCGTTTGTGTTAAATTTTACATACTCTTTTCCAATTTGATTTCTCCTAAATAACTTCATGTTTAATTCCATTTCAATCTTTGTTAAATAAGGCATCAAAGTGTATGTAACAAATTCTTGCGATTGCATTTCAATATTGTTAAAACTTGACTTACTCAAATCTTTTAACATGTGTGGAGGTATATTAAATATTCTCGCAATTTCAGTTATTGAAAAGTTCCTACTCTGAAGGAACTGGGCCTGTTCTGATGAAATACTTATTGGCTGATATTCAAGTCCCTCTTCTAAAACTGCCGTTTGATTTGATCCACTTAATTTTGCGTAATTATTATTAAAAGATGAACGCAATCTGTCAATAGCCGTTTCAGACAAACTCCTAGATGTTTTTAATATTCCAGATAATTTAGCACCATTAGCAAAAAATGTTGCTCCATACTCTTCCACCGATTGACCCCAACTGATTGCATTTGCATTTTGTTCAATTGGACTCAAACCAACAATCCCTCCTTCAGTGTGTGTGATTCCTTTAGTTGCATTTACATCTGTTATTAATTTGAAATGTAATATTTCATCTGATGTGAAAGTTCCAGCAACTTCATCTGATGTATAAAATAATTTATTTTCTCTAAGGTAAACTTGAACACCAGCATAGTTCAAAGGCAATAATTCGATCGGCCTTCCAGAATTATTTCTTACAATTCTCACATAAGAATTTCCATTACAAAGCAAGTCCATCATAATCTTTTCAATGAATGTTACTTTGTTTTGATATGTGTTCGGAGCGTATTTTAATAGATAAGATAAATCGTTTTCAATCTCAACAATATCTCCATTGTTTTCTTTTTTACAAACTTTGATCGGCAGTGATGAAACCGATTCACTTAACAATCTCATTGCAGCCCAAACAGCTGAAAAAGTTAAAGCTGATGAAGGGCTTACAGCTATTTTATTTCCAAACCCGAAGCTGTAATTTATGCTTCTTTTATCGCCTTTTTTAGGCGTTGAAATAAATATATTTTGGAGCCTTTGCAGTATTCCCACACTTAAATTTTTCGCAATAATACGCCTTATTTTGTCGTTTTTTATGCAACATTGTTTCCTTGTTAAATAAAATTTTTAGTGTTTTTTTGTCTTTCTATCACGACAAACACGAAAGGAATTGTAGTCAGAATAACGTCTTTTTCCAAATGTTTTTTCATAATCTTTTTCAAGATTTTCATAAGCTTGAATTAATGTTTTATGCTCTTTTGCACGCCTCCAAAATTCTCTCACGAATCCATCTGCACTTATTAAAATAATTTTATCTTTCATAATATTAATAAACCTCGATCATTATAAACTGAACTTGAATCATCCATTGTCATCATCTCTCCAACTGCCATAATTAAGCTAACAACAAAATCAATTTTTTCCGAACTTCTTTTTTTGGATGGTTTTATATTGCCAGCAGCATCCTCTTCCATTACACAATTTGAAACCATCCAAGCGGCAGCTGGATTGTTATTGTGCAATATTTTTTTTCCAATGATAAGAGCTTCAACTTCTTTTGATGGTGCACTCATTGAAACAAATCCTTGACCAAAGGGAGCCATTGGAACGCCTTCATTTGTCAAATCAATAACGAGTTGACTGGCGTTCCATCTATCATAAGCAATGCTCTGAACATTAAATTTAGCTCCTATCTCCCTAATCTTTTCTTTAATAAAATTATAATCGGCAACATCTCCAGCCGTATAAATAATATGTCCTTGCTTTTCCCAAGTTATATAATCGACTTTATCTCTTTCACTTCTCCTTTTTGCGTTTTCAGCTGGAACAAAAAAATAAGGATATATAACATACTTATCTTCATCTTTGAATAGAAGTGTCAAGGCGCTTATATCTCTTGTTGAAGCAAGGTCAAGTCCCATCCAAACAGGTTGGTTTTCAAACTTACTTAAATCCACATCAACTCCACATTCTTCCCACTCTTTTGCTCCAATCCAAGCCGTTACAGAATCAGTCCATTGATTTAACATCAATCTACGAAAGCTGTTAGAATAACTTGGAACATCAATTGCTCTTTGAGATTCTCTTTTCATGTAATCTTCTTTTAAACTGATTCCATAATTTGGATTTGCTTTTTTCCAAATCTTTTCATCTGTTATGTCATCTTCAAGTTCTGATTCATAAATTGCAGAATAAAAACTTTCATCTTCAATAATATTATCTTGGACTTTCTTTGAGTAAGAATACAATTCATAACAGATGGATTGTTTGTCATATCCTGCCGTTGTTATAGCAATCATTAGAGGTTGAGTTCTTGCTCCTGTTGATGTTAAAAGTGTGTCCCATAAATCCCTTGATTTTGCCGTGTGAAGTTCATCATATATTACACAATTACAATTCAGGCCATGTTTGGTGTTTGAATCAGCACTGATGGCTTGATAAAAATTTCCTTTAGATTCATAAGTAATTGAGTTTCTAAAAACTTTTGCTCTCTTTGTTAACTCAGCATTATTGTTTATCATTTGTTTTGCAATCTCATGAACTATTCCAGCTTGGCTTCTATCGCTGGCAGCTGAGATAATTTCCGAGCCTCTTTCTGAATCCGCAAAAGTCATGTATAATCCTAGACTAGCACAAAGGGTCGATTTACCATTCTTTCTTGGAACCTGAATGTAAGCTGTTCGATATTTACGAAAACCATTTTCATTTTTCCATCCAAACAAATCTCCAATTATTTTTTTTTGCCAATCCTCTAGAATTAAAGGATAGCCAGCAAGTTCTCCTTTTGTATGTGTGCAAAAAGTTTCAATGAATCCGATTGCTTTTGATGCGGCTTGTTTGTCGAAATAAAACTTATTCAAAATAATTATTTATTTGTGTGTTGTTTGTTGTTATTGGTGCACTGATTGAAGCTCTTGCAACTGGTGTTAATCCAAATTCTCTAGCTATTTTTAGAGCGTTATTCAAAGCATCATTTTTCATTTTGATTAATGGATTAGCTTGACGCCTCAAAACCAAGCCTTCCGAACTTGTAAATTCATCAATTCGTTTTGTGTTTCTAAGCTCAATTTCACATTCTTTGTAAAGAGATATTTCATTGCAATAAGATTCAATCATAATTAAATCAACATTATGAAGCATCTGTAAATTAAAGAGTTGATTAACAACCTTATTCCACTCTTCTTTTCCATACCTTGAAAGCCATTTTGGAGCTGATGGAATTTTCTCTACAAGGTCAACTTGCATTTCATTTTCAATCAATCTTGATGGAACATCTGTTCCTTGCATTTTTTTTATTTTAGTTAAAGTTTTTTTTCGACCTTTACCCATGTTTATATTTGTTTAATTTTCTAAGTTGTTGTGTTTGAGTTAGTTATAGCTATACCCTAGAGCTCTAATTTTGCATAAAAACAAAAACCTA